TTCGCTGACGGTGAAGACGAAGGCGAGCCGCTCCAGATAGAGCAGGGCAAATTTGAGCCAGAGCTCGTCGCGTACCTCCATGCCGGGGTAGTAGATGTAAGTTTTTACCACTTTAAAAACAATGCCTTATAGTTATTCGCCGTTTTCTTGGGGCGTGGTTGGGGCAAAATGGCCTTTTGACGTCATCAGTTCCCAGATCCGCGCAGCCTCAGATTTGCTGGCTGACGCGATCCACTTCCCGTAAACGGACTGAAGCATTTCCAGATCTGCATGACCCATCTGGTCGGCGATATAAGCGAGGTTTCCGTGCGATGTCAAATTCCAGCTGGCGAAAGTATGCCGCAGTTGGTAAAGGCGGCGATAGCGGATCCCGGATCGCTCGACCACCCGAACCCACATGGTCACAAATCCAGACTGGGTGAACCAGTCTCCCGAGTTGTGCTCAAACGTCGAGGTCAGTTTTGGAGAGAACACCGGCCTAACGGAGATGGTTTCCTTGCCAACCTCCTGGTCAACGCTGATCACTACCGGCTTTCTCGAGTAAGTGAGTTCACGCTGACCAGATAGCGCCTCTATTACCGGGGGCTGCATGTCCACCACCCTGACCAAGCCGGTCTTTGGCAACTTGAAGTAGTCGCCACCAGGGCCGACGCTGCGCCTTACCGTGATCGTTCGCTTTTCGAAGTCGATATCTTCCCACGCCAGAGCGCGAAGCTCACCGGGGCGCAGGCCGGTATAAACGGATACGGTGATCATGCGCTGGTGCTGAACGTGGGTGCAAGCATCCAGAGCCAGCAGGTACTCTGAATATTCGAGCGGGTCGGCAGGTGATCCGTTGCTGGAGGATACCAGCTTGAATCCAGCCAACATCTTGCCGACATCTTTCATGATATCGTTTCGCTCGCACCAGAGCAGAAACTGGCAGAAGCGTTTCAGATAGGTGTTCACCGTGGCAGGCCGCAGTTGCGCCATCAGTTCGTTGCGCAGCCGCTCGAGATCCTTTGGCTTCAAGCTTGCCATGTCCCTCTCAGGGCCGAGAATAGCAAGACAGGACTTGAACCCGCAGGGGTAAATCTTTCTGGTGGTCGGCTTGAGAGTTGGCTCCAGCAGTTTCCAGAACTCGGCGCAGGCACTCCCCAGTTGATGGAGCTTTCTTACCGGGCCGAACTTTTCCGCCGTTCCGCTGTTTGGAAAATGAGAGGCGTAGTTGAAGGTGTTGATGGCGATCTCATGCTTTATTGTGGCCAGCTTGTTGGCGGCGAATTTCACGTTCGCTTTTGTGATGGGGAGGTCCAAGACCTCCCGGCACCTGACGCCTTTATAGGTGAAGTTGATGCGCAGTTTTTTGCCATGAACTTCTAATCCAGTGACGCCAGCCACTAGATCATCATGCTTGACTCTACCCACTTGTCATACTCCGCAACGTTGTAACGAATCTGGTTGTCAGGGGCGCGGCGCCACACCAGGCCCTCTGGCCACTCTCCTTTCAGGCGGCGCCCTTCGGCCGCCTTCTCTGACATGCCGGTTAGGGCAGCGAAAAGCTTTGGCCTTACCCACTTGGCGCAGGGGTAGACAAATTGCTGCATGGTTTGGTCCTCGCGTTTAAAAGAGACTCGAGCCGGTGACGCCCGAGCTGGTTGTAGTAAAAGGTTTGAACTTGCTTGCGGGAGTTGGCCGCCTGGTCAAGGCGGTATTCACCCAGTTCGGTGATTTTCAGGTTGTGCTGGTTGGCCAGCCTGCCGATGGCTTGGGCGCTCACCCCCAGCTCCTTGCCCAGATCGGTTGCGCTCCAGAGCTGACCGGTTACCCGCGGCGCTTCGATAGGCAGGTCGAAGTGTGCCAGGATGCGGCCGATCTCGGCGAGCTTGGCCGATTGGGATAGGGTGGGGGAGAGTACGGTATTAACCAGATCGTCCAGCAGTTGGCTGCTCTGGTCGATGAGTTGTAGCTGTTGCATTGGCGTGGCCCTCCTGTCCTTGAGGATGGGGCGCCAATTGGATTGAAGGAAGGGCCGTTATTTGGCGGGCGAGATCTGCTTGCGATAGCCGGCGTTGTATAGTGCAGCAGCATAGGCCAGACCAATCGTGTCCAAGCTGCCTGGATATGGGAAATGCTTCCTCATATCATCGATCGCTTTGTCTCGCTCGGTGCGCGACGGTGAAAGAACGTGCTTTTGGAAACATCCGAGGCCGTAGCTCATTCTGATTACTGCGGTGTTCTCAACGTGAGCAATGACCTCGCAGTTCAGCTCCCCATTACCATAGACAAGATCTTCACCCTCCACATCGACGAACTCACCAACCGGTGGCAGCTCCCCGCGCTCGAACCAGTGGTTATTGAGATAACCCTCGCCACCGCACACCGCGGCGTCGCGCTTGACGATCTCGGCGTCGGCCAGCTCAACCATTTCGGCCAGGGCGCCGGTATCGAAACTGCGCGGATCACTCTTGAGTGCAACCAGCAGGCGCTGGGCCATTGCGTTGAGCTCTTCGGCGCCATCAGCACTGCGCTCTTTCTCGCCGCCAGCTGGCTCGGAGAGGTCAATGGGTCGCCGTTCCAGCGTGTCGCGCCAGTCGCCAAGGACTTCGCCATACTTGCCAGAGCTTTCACCGAGTTGCTGGTATGAGAAGCACCCATCGTCTCTATGATCTGGCGCTTGAACTCCCTGATACCACTCCCATGATCCACGAGATGTTTGCCCGAGCCAATTTGCCCACTCAGGAGCATCAGCCCAGCTAGGCTTATTCCGCAGATCGGCGCGGCGCTGAATGATCTGCTCGCGTGAGCACCATGTTCCAGACATTCCGGTTGGCGTACCCCCTGTCATGGAGCTGTAGCCATCCGCAACCTTGATATACCAGTCACACATATGGCTATCAGTCACATTCCGCGCCAGCCACGTCAAATCGTCTTCCATACTCACCCCTTCACAAACAGGTCGGCCGCCACGATGACGGCCAGAATGTTAATGGCCAGGATTGCGATCCCGGCCGCCTTTTGTTTGGTCATTGCTTCTCCTATGAGTGGCTAAAACAAAAACCCCAGCGCGATGGCTGGGGTGGTTGACGTGGTTCTGGTTATTTCCCGAGTTGTCGGGAAAGCTGTGCTGTTCTCTGGTTGAGCGCAGTCATTGCGGCGCTCATCAGGTTAGCAAGTTGCTCATTGCTCATGAAATCGGTAGAGCGACCAAGTTGTTGCGGGTTGCTCAGGTCAAGCGCAAAGGTAGTGTCATTCACCGGGTAGAGGGTGATGGCGTCGCCGGTGCCACCCACTTCACCGCTTTGGGGGTCGATGCTGAGCATAAAGCGGGTGGTGAAGGCTTTTTGGCAGAGCGCCTTAGCCAGCTGCTGGCTGCTGCACTTGTGCAGCTCACTGGCAACAGGTGGAAATGGAATGTCGTCTACCAGTGTCGCCAACTCGCGGCGATGGAGCTCATCAGCCATGCGATTGAATTCGGCGATGTAGGCTTCTTTGATGGCAGCTGCCTTGGTGCCAGTGAAGCCCATCACCAGAAACATGAAACCGTCTTTGGTCATGTTCCAGAACTTGGATGCACGCTGAACTGCGCCAGCCTTAATGATTTCCTCGTGAGCCGAAAAGTTGGCTGACGCAAATTCAGGTGAGCAGCTCAAAGTTTGAATCTTATCCAAGACGTGGGTGTGGCGCTTACCGAAAGCCTCGGCAACTTTGATTGAGGTAGTCATCAGGGCGCCGTTTTCGACAACGGCGACAAGGTTTTGCATAACTACTGGGGCAATGGCTTGAGTGTTCATTGTTCGATTCCTTGGATTTGATGCAAGTGAATCGCCACCTGAAAGGCTAATTTCATTGGTGGCGAACTGAGCAGGATTAGCCTTACCGGGCATCCAAGGAAACCGGCGCTCCGAAGAGCTCCTGCCCAGCCCGCCATTACTGAAATTGCAGGTACTACTGGGCCGCACATAAAAAAACACGCTGGCGCGTGTCGATGCGCTTGGAATGCTGGCGGGAGGCTAATCCCGACTCTGGATTTTGCCAGAGCGGGATCAGTATTGCCCAGCCAGCGCGGGTCAGTCAATAGTGGCGGTCTGTTACTTCACATCCTTCATGCTGATCGAGATCCCGACGTAGGGGCACTGGGCACGGTATACATCGCGGTCGTGCTCGCGCTCGATGCTCTTGCAGCGAAAGCTTGGGCGGGACTCGGTGGAAATAGAAAGGCCAGCTGGTTGGCTGGCCTGTAGTTGGGCTATCTGGTGCAGGGCGCGCTCGAGAGCCGCCTGCTTGTTGGGGTCAGTCAGCATCGCCACCCCCTGTACCCGATAAAGCCGGGTTCCATGACGCGCCGGAACGGCAGGACGGGGAGGTGGGCTATCAGGGTCTTGAGCTGGGGATTATCTGGCTGGCTGTCGATGGTGACTTTGGCGCCTGGGTTTATGCGGAGGTATCGCTCCCGGGCGTCGGCGGCTTCCTCCCGGGTCAGGCCTGGCTGGATGATGGGCTCGCGATAGCGCACGGCTCACCTCCTTGTGGCTGGCCATCAGGCGCCAATCTCCGCTCGAAAACCGCAAACACACCCTCAATATGCGGGTGGAAAAGTGCAGTGCTTGCATCCAGCATCATGGACTTAAAGTCTTTGGCGCCATCGAGATACCAAGCAGGAAGAGAAAAATTGCCAGCTAGCGCCACCTCGATTCGATCCAGCAGATCGCCACGCTTGGCGCAGTCTTGCGGCAATGGCGGGATAATGCGGCGCATTACCTCATGCGACTCCTGCAGCAGATCCAGCACCACCTTGAGTCGGCTCTGCAGCTGGTCGTGCTGCTCCTGCAGTTCGCGGTAGTCTGCGGCTACCGGTGAGGTAGTGGTATCAGTCCATTCTGTGTCTTGTCGATCTGGCATCTTGCCAGCCAGCGCCGAGTCGCACCGTGATGGGAATGACTGCGTTTGCGGGACTTCGCCTATTGCCTCCCGCAGCAGTCCAGCCATCACCCCGCACTGGCGGGTGGCATCTGCAAGCTGTTCGGCCAGCCCACTAATCTCGGAAAAGGGGACGAATGCCCCCTGTTCATGCTCTTCCATGCAGAGCCCAAACGCGCCGCGCTTGTCGCTCGATGTGCAGTTGTATCGCTTCACGATTACTCTCCTTCCACAAATTCGATGGCGTCGGCCACTTCAGGCAGCAGTTCATCCCAGCTGGCGATGTCGCCATTCTTGTGCCAACCAGTCACGCCTTGACTGTTGTTCATCACTCCCTGCACGCCATACAGCGCCTCGAGCAGCACATCCCGCTGCTTGGTCATAGCGGCCAGCTTCTCAACCGGTGTGAGCCCTTCTGTGCGCTGCAGGGTGATGGTGAAGGGGCCAAGCTCAGGCCGAGCCCCTTTCACTTCCAGATAGTTGGTGGCGCTGCGCTCGGCGAAGAGGCTGGTGTAAGCGGCGATAAGGGCTTTCTCTGCCAGCTCGGGGTGGCTGGCCACAAACTCGGCCAGCGTCACGCCCTCCAGCTCCTTGGTGGGGTAGCCGTGCAGCAGGTTCCAGCAGGCGACGATGCGGCGGCCATTTTCCTTGCCTTCGCAGTTGGGAAAGCCTTCATCACTGCGGGGCCAGAGTTCACAGACGCCGTAGCCATCAACTGATCCGACCGACTGGCCGTTACGAAAAAGGGCCAGAAGGCCCTTGGTGTGTTCGGTCATGCTGCACCACCTTGTGACTCTGTTGCGTGCTCCGCTTTCGGCTCAACCTTCTCGGCCGTCAGCACCATCTTGCTGCCGTCATCCAGATCCCACGCAATTTCGCCACCTTCAGCCATGACGAGTTGCCACACCATCTGGGCCGCCTCGTTGGTGACATCGCGCCCGGGGTCGTTACCAACGCGCAGGCGACCACCTTCCACGTCCCGCATCTTTGCCAGCTTAATGGTCTTGCTCAGCGGGGAGAACCCCAGTTGCATACGTGCCGCTGATTTGCTCATGCCGCCTTCTCCTGTCTCAGGCCCTGCTCAGCCGAGTTGAATTCGCTACCCAAGATCTCGGTCATCATCGGTCCGACCTTGGCTCCGGTACGCAGGTAAATCGCCCCATCATGGGCAAACATGGTGAAGCCGCCACCAAACAGCAACTCACCCCAGTTCAGACCCATGGACTCGTAAAGCGGATTGGCATCCACTGATTCTGGGAACATGTCCCAGTAGCGATCCTGCAGTTCCTTTTGTTCTTTGGCCTTGCCCTTCACCTTGCCCCGGCGCGGAGCTGACAGGTAGTGCTGGTCAGGCTTGGTCCAGAGGTCTTTATCTTCGCGCTGGTAATAGTTGTTCAGCACCAGATGGGCACACTTGAAGCGGTTTACATCGCTGCTGAACTTCGGCTTTCCATCAAACTCCTTGCCCAGAATGTTGGCCTTCTCAATCAGAGCGCTCTTTGCAGCTTCAAAGGCAGCGTGGGCTGCCAGCACGCTGGCATCGGTGGTTTTGTAGAAGCTGGTCATAGTGGCGCCTCCTCGCCACCCAAGGCGGCAAACAGGGCCGGGATAAACTGGGACAGCTCGGCGGTGACCAGCGCGAAGTCCGCATCCAGACGGGCGGCCGGATCTTCGCTGGTAACGTCGTCGTTCTGCTCGCGCAGCTCTTCGCTGAACTTGAGGCGCTTGATGGAGAGGTCATCACCAAGCACAAAGCTGATGCTTTCACCCCAACAGAGGGCCAGCTTGGTGACCAGCTTGTCGTTGGCGAGGTGGTTTTTTACCTCGTCGGTCATCAGATCCTGCTGCTTGAAGCGGGCGATCCCGCCGTGCTCCATGGCGCTGCGCAGCTCGGATTCATCTTCCAGCGTGAAGGAGGCCGGCAGGTTGCCCTCTTGCAGCCACTCGGTCATGGTGATTTCTGGCGGGTTCTTGAGCGCCACCGGCACCACCGGCAGGCTGCCGATGGACTTGCGCAGCAGGGCCAGCACGTCGTCAGCCTTCTTGGCGGAGGGGGCATCGACCATCAGCAGGCCGTCTGCTGGGTTGATCCACGCATAGGTGTTGGCGGTGCGGCTGAATGCGCGGGGCAGCAGGGTATGCAGCAGCTCCTCTTTCAGCGCCTCTTTCTCTTTCTTCTTGAGGGCGCGCCCCTGCTCGAACTCGATCGCCTCTACTTTCTCGGCCAGTTGCTCTTTGACAACGGTAGATGGCAGCATCTTCTCCTCCTTACGGGCGCAGATGAGGATCTGGCCGTTGGCGGAGTGGGTCAGGGTGCTGCCGAACTTGCCGAAAGGGCGAGTCCAGCCGAAGCGGGACATATCCTGGCTGCCGCAGGGGGTGAAGGCGCAGGCTTCGAGCTGAGTTTCCAGCCGTTCAACGGTCAGGTCGAACGGGCGGGTAAAGCGGTAAACTTGAAGGTTTTTAAACCACATGGTCGGGGTCCTTTTGGTCGGTTAGTTGCGGGCTTTTGCCAGCAGGTCGTGGATTTTCTTGGCGGCTGCCTCGGCTTGTGACCGGTTGCAGATGGTTCCACCAGGCAGTACAAACTTGCCGCGCAGCTTGGGGTGGGGCATGACGACGCCCAACCCGATGACTACCGCGCCGCAGTAGGGGTTATCTGTGTCTTTCATGGGGTTCCTCGACTTATCCACCATTTCTGTGTGGCTGGCGGTGGATGGTTTGGGGGTATCAGGCCGCGCGCTTAGAGCCAATGCCGCGCACAAAGGGGATGCGAGGGGATGCACCCACCTTCATGGTGGGGAAGGCAATCAGGGCGCAACCGAAGTTGGCACCGCTCTTTCTGGTTGCGCCATCGCGCTCGTAGAACTGATAACGGCCATCCGGCTCGTAGATGATCACATCCTCGGCCAGCAAGCGCGCCACCATGTTGTCAGCGGCTCGTATGGCAGCAGCATCATCCCGGGCCTGCCATTGGCTTGCTGCTGGCGGGCCTGGGTGATGAACTCAGGTTTCAGGTCGAACGGCGGGTTACACCACCAGTGCTCTGGCCAGTCAAGGTTGAGGCTGTCGATGCCCATACAGATGGTGCCTGCCTGCTCCGCCTCGCGTATCTGGGCGCGAACATCATCACGGGTGCGGTAGTCCAGCAGCTTTTCCAGCAGCAGGTGGCTGGTGAAGTAGTGGCTGCACTTGGCAGTGAGCGGCTCGGCGGCGATATCGCACTCGAAGTTGCGTCCTTAGAGCGCCTGCGCATCGGCAAAGCACTCCCAGGTGGTGGCCCAGAAGTTCTTGTCGCTGGCCGGGGTGCCGCTATCAATCAGGATTGCCATCAGCGCACCTCCTTGGGGTCGATGCCAAGCTGGCTGGCCAGCTGGCGGCGCTCTATCTCGTCGCGTTTTCGCTGGCGTTGTTGGAGTAGCGGTTTCGTCTTGCGGTCTTGCACCATGCCGCGGTGGCGGTAGAGGCTCATGCTGCCTCCTGGTGTTGCTCTTCCTGCTTGCTGGCTGCGAACTGCTCCTCCCATAGCTTCACCTTTAGCTCGCAGGCGTAGACGATCTGGCCTACCAGCTTCTCGCCAAGCCCTTTGACCTTGTTCAGTTTGTTGCCTTGATTGCTCAACACTTTGTAGAGGGTGTCGAGCCCGGCTTGCTCCAACGGTCTGAGCACGCGAGGCGGCAGACCGCATTCGTGAATGCTGACCGTCTTGGCCCAGGTGGTGCGCGGCTGCAGGTGCGGGTGACTCTTCTCCAGCGCTTCGAGCATGAAGCTGAAAATGTCCTGCGTCATAGCGTCAGGGGCACCGGCACCGAACGGGGTGGGGTAGATGGGGTTCATCCACTGGCTCAGCATGACCGAGCAGCCGGAGCCATCAGATTTCATGGCGTGCAGCTTCCAGTTGAGGTCGTTGATGAGGTAGGGGAGGTTGGATTTCAGGCCGTGATCCACCAGGTAGACGTTCCAGAGCGCGCCATCCTCGCCCTGGTAGGTGTTGGAAAGGTGTTTGTGCCAGACCAGCTTGGCCGCGCGGGCGCTCTCCAGCTCCATGATAACGGTATGGCGGCGCTCCAGCTCGCGATCCTGCTCGTTGATGGAGTCCAGCAGACCTTTGATGCGGCGTTCGAGTTTCAGCACCTCGGCGCGGTAGGCTGCCTCGTTGCTCTTGTGCTTGGCGATCGCGGTGCGCTGCTGCTCCAGCAGGTCGTTTTTCTCCTTGATGCGGCGCTTCATGCCTGCCGGATCCATGGCCTTGAAGTCGGCCAGTTGGCGATCGGTCTGGCGGGAGGTGAATTGCAGGGCGCTGAATTTGGTCTCCACCTCATTCAGGGATCGCTGTGCCTTGTAGAGCTCATCTGCCTTGGATTCCAGCTCTGCGGCGCCTTCTTGCCGTGCTGCAGCGATGCGCTGCTCGGCTGCGGCTACCTGCTGGCGCAACTGGCTGACCAGTGCGATCTGGTCATTCAGCTCGCCATCCCGGGCTTCCAGCTGGTCGATTAGCCCGTTGAACTCGTCGATATGGGCGTTGGCCGCCTCGCTGATCATGGTCAGGTTGGCGGTGAGCAGGGTTTCAAAGCTGCCGATGGCGGCCTTGGCCGGGCCGTCAGGCATCTGGATGATGGCGCGGATCTGGGTGGTGAGGGTGTTCAGGGCAAGGCTGGTCGCCTCGCTGGGGTTCAGTTCGGTGGTCATGGTCGGGGTCCTTGGGTGGTTAAAAACAAAAACCCCAGCACGAGGGCTGGGGTTGTTGGTTGAAACTGGCGCTGGTTAGCGTGGCTGCATCAGCGATTTGGTGCGCCGGGTGACGGAAGCCAGGGTCAGCTTCATCAGGTCGGTCAGGTCGTCATTGCTCATCAGGTCGAGCATGCGCTGCATGTCGCGCGGGTCGGTTGGGTCAATGACGTGGGCACAGTCGGCAACCGGCCAGAGGGTGAGGCTATCCCCGCCGTGGCGGCCGCTCATGCTGCCACTGTCTGGCTCGATGCTGAGCATGTAACGGGTGGCACCCAGCTTGTGGCAAAGCGCCTTGGCCAGTTGCTGCCCGCTGCATTTGTGCAGCTCACTGGCAACAGGTGGAAATGGAATGTCGTCTACCAGTGTCGCCAACTCGCGGCGATGGAGCTCATCGGCCATGCGGTTGAATTCGGCGATGTAGGCTTCCTTGATGGCGGCCGCCTTGGTGCCAGTGAAACCCATCACCAGAAACATGAAACCGTCTTTGGTCATGTTCCACATGCTCAGTTTGCGGCCTGTTGTATCGGTATATTCACTCACCTCAAAATTGAGGGCAGTGAATTCAGGTGAGCAACTGAGAGATTCCAACTTACGCAACACGTTGTCATGGCGCTTACCAAAGGCATCGGCCACCTTAAGCGAGGTAGTCATCAGCACACCGCTTTCAACAACGGCGACGAGGTTTTGCATGGTGTTGGGGGCAATGACTTGAATGTTCATGGTTCGATTCCTTGGATGTGATGCAAGTAAATCGTCACCGCGAGCTGCGATCTCTGACTGGTGACGAGCTGAACAGGGTTCGCAGTACCGGGCATCCAAGGAAACCGGCCAGCCTTGCGGCTGCCCTGCCCAGCCCGTCATAACTGAAATGCGGGTACTACTGGGCCGCACATAAAAAAACACGCTGGCGCGTGTTGTGCGCTTGGAATGCTGGCGGGCTGCGACTCCCGGCAACGGATTTTGCCGTTGCTTTTATAGTATCTAGAAACATTGGCATGGTTGTCAATCCATGAAAAAGCCCAGCAGTTGCTGGGCTTGGTCTGGTGGCGCGTGAACGCCATTATTTATACCGGCACGGCTTCACGTAGATCGTGTCACTTGGAGACTTACTGTACTGTGATGGCAGCTCACTATGAAGCCTGCACAAGTCACCCTTGGTGCTGATCCCAGCAACGAAGAAGCTGCCCGTTATCCAGTTGCCGTCTTTCTTGTAGCGGATCTGAATTCGACTGCCATCGGGTATCTTTGGTGGTATCTCAACGTCGTAATTCGTGCTCGATGAGAAGATTAAGTAGTTACTGACTACTTCAAGCCTGCCAACCCCCGGCGTGATTGCCATTGATGCCCATTCATCTGCCGAAGAAATGCCAGATATGAGCAGCGACATAGCGCCAAGCAAAACTCTAGTTCGATGCATACCCCCTCCTTGTTGGAGGGGGCATTATGGCACCGATTTGGGGTTGGGTTAATGCCCCTGCCTAGCAGGGGCTTGGTTATTGCTGTGTGTCAAGTTGGCGCTTGCGCTCGCCAGCGATCTGCTTGATGCCTTTGACTATCTGCGGGTCGCCGGTGCCGTTGGCCCACTCCCACGCGGCGGTGTAGGCCTCCTCGCCGGAGGATGCGCCCTCGATGGCTGCGCTGTGGTCGGCGTAGGCGCTGGCGTGGTCAACCTGCTCGACCGTTTCGATGTGCGGTTCAGCATGTTGCTGCGGCTCAGCTTCGAGCGTTACCGGTTGATCCATGCAGCCTTTCATAGCGGCAAGCGTGCGGTTTGGCGCTTTCGGTTGCTGCACCTGGGCGCCCGGGATCTCGTTGATGATGATCTCCTTGCCTTCCATCTCTTCGGCTGTGGGCTCGCTGCCGATCTCAGGCCATGCCTTACGCAGCGCCTGTGCCTCGGTACATTTGGCCAGCTGGGCATATGGGCGCTTGCGCCACATGGCGTTGGGGCACTCAGTCTTGCTGCTCTGGGTGGCGTAGTTCTCCTTCCAGCGCTCAAGGGCATGGAAGGCCACCCGCTGGCCGTCAATCATCTTGTAGACGGTGTATTTGCACCACTGCGGATATGTGACCTTGATCTTGACGCTCTGGTTGTATGGGTCTTGAAACTCC